GGCTCCACGATCGTATTCAAGGGACTGGACGGAACCACCGACCGGATCACCGGCTCCTTTGATGCGGATGGCAACCGCACTGGGGTGATCGTCGATGGCGCTTGACCGTGGCTGGTTTGGTGCCTGGTATCAGGACGGGTATTTCCCACCAGTCTGGTTTGCCCCTGGCGACGAGAGTGGGGTTCCTCCCGAAGAGCTCAAGCCAGTCGGCGGCGGCAGCGCCCGCGCCCGCGCCCGTGTGGCGTACACCACTGCAGTGCTTCGGCCTAGGCCATTCCGCCCAGCGCAGCCCACGGTAGATCTGTCTGCAGTTCGGCGTGCTGAAGAAGATGCATTGCTGCTCATCGGCTGCCTCTAGTCGTCTGCTGCAAAGCGTGCGCGCTTTGCCTTGTTTTGCGCACTGTGGTGCTGGTCTCATTGCCCACCATGGAAAAGTCACTCAAGCCCGGCATCACTGTAAAACGCTTTCTCAGCGTTGAGCGAGCGCAAGTCAGCGAAGAGGCCCGCACCGTGGCCCTCGCATTCAGCTCAGAGACGCCCTACGAGCGTTACTGGGGCATTGAGGTACTTGACCACAGCAGCAACAGCATTCGCTTGGGCCGCCTGCAAAGCGGTGGCCCGCTGCTCATAGATCACGACAACTCCATCCGCAGCCAGGTGGGAGTCATCGAGTCTGTCGAAGTCGGCGCTGACCGGGTAGGTCGCGCCGTAGTGCGTTTTGCCAAAGACGCCGAGGCTGACCTGGTGTTCCAGCGTGTCAAGGACGGTGTTGTGCGCAACGTATCCGTCGGCTACGTCATCCACAAGGCCGTATTGGCCGGCGTGGAAGGCGACCAGGAAACGTACCGCGTCACCGACTGGGAACCCCTCGAAATCTCGCTCGTCAGCGTGCCAGCCGACCCCACGGTCGGCATCGGTCGCAGCCGCGAGATTGACGGCGGTGACCAGGTATTCGCAACCCCTTCAAAACCCGTGGAGATCCAAGTCATGGACAAGACCCCTGAGCAGCTGGCCGCAGAGTCCAGCCAAAAGCGCGTATCCGAAATCATCGCCCTGGGCGAGCTGCATGCCCGCCATGGCGGCGAAAAGCTGGCATCCGAAGCCCTGCGCAGCGGCAAGAGCGTCGAAGAGTTCCGCTCTGCACTGCTGGAAAAAATCGCATCCGCACCGGTGCCCACTTCTGAGATCGGCATGAGCCAAGCAGAGGCCAAGCAATTCAGCTTCATGCGTGCCATCAACGCACTGGCCAACCCCGCCGACCGCAAGGCCCAGGAAGCCGCCCGCTTCGAGCGCGAAGCCTCTGACGCCTTTGCAGCCAAGGCTGGCAAGAGTGCCCAGGGCTTCTTTGTCCCGGTCGAAGTGCAAAAGCGTGACCTGTTGGTTGGCACATCTACCGCCGGTGGTCACACCGTGTCGACCGACTTGCTGGCACAGAACTTCATTGATCTGCTGCGCAACAAGATGGTGGTGACTGGCATGGGAGCGCAAATGCTCACCGGCCTGGTGGGCAACATCGCTATCCCCCGCCAGACTGCAGGTGCTACTGCCTACTGGGTGGCTGAAAACGGTGCACCTACTGAGAGCCAACAAGCCTTCGACCAGGTCACCATGGCCCCCAAGACCGTAGGCGCTTTCAGCGACATCAGCCGCAAGCTGCTGCTGCAGTCCAGCATCGACGTCGAAGCCTTCGTGCGCAACGACCTGGCCACCGTGCTGGCCTTGGCCATTGACCTGGCTGCGATCAACGGATCCGGCGCATCCAACCAGCCCACAGGCATTCTGGCTGCAGCCGGTATCGGCTCTGTGGCTGGCGGCACCAACGGCCTCATCCCTACTTGGGGCAACATTGTCGACCTGGAATCGCAAGTGGCTCTGGCCAACGCTGACGTTGGAACCCTGGGATACCTCACCAACGCCAAGGTGCGCGGCAAGCTCAAGCAGGTCAGCAAGGTGTCGGGCCAAAACGGCTTCATCTGGGACCAGGGCGACATGCCTGTCAACGGCTACCGCACCGGTGTGTCTAACCAGGTTCCCAGCAACCTGACCAAAGGCACCGCCAACGGCATCTGCTCCGCCATCATCTTCGGCAACTTCGCTGACCTCATCATCGGTCAGTGGGGAAGCCTGGACCTCATGGTTGATCCCTACACCGGTTCCACCGCTGGCACCGTGCGCGTAGTGGCCCTGCAAGACGTCGACATTGCCCTGCGCCATGTCGAGTCCTTCGCGGCCATGAAGGACGCCCTGACTGCCTGATAGCGACTGAGCACCAGCAGTTCATCCGGCATGTTCGCTGAAGACCTGACCGCCTACTTCGGCACCACAGGAGGGTTTGCCCAGCGAGCCACCCTGGGTGGTGTGGGGGTGGCCGGGATTCTCGACTCCAGCCCAGCGACCTTCGACGTGCTGGCAGGAAACGCGCCGCGCTTCGTCCTGCCAAGCTCCTCGGTCCCCGCAGATCCGCGTGGCCAGGTGCTGGTCGTCGCAATCGTGAGCTACACGGTGCGCGACTTCACGCACGACGGCACTGGCCTGTGCACTCTGCAGTTGGAGGCTGTGTAAATGCCGCACGTCCGCCGCAGCATCCGCGAAGCCGCCGCCACCGCGGTCACAGGCCTGGGCGTCACGGGTGCGCGGGTGTTCCAGTCCAGGGTGTACCCGCTGCGGGATGCCGATCTGCCATGCCTGCTGGTCACCAGCCTGGCCGAAGACACCGTCAACGCATCCATCGACGTCCTCCTGCTCGAGCGCGTGCTGCAGCTTCGCATCCGCGGTGTCTGCAAGGCCACGAGCGATCTGGACGACGCGCTCGACCAGATCGCGCTGGAAGTCGAGCAGGCGCTGCTGGGTAGCACCTTGGGCGGTCTGTGCAAGCCCATGGTGCTCAGCTCCACCCGCATCGACCTCGACGACACCTTGGACAAGCCAACCGGCGTCATCGACCTGATTTTTTCCACCACCTATTTCACGGCCGGCAGCAATCCGGCCGCCCCAGTTTAAGGAGACACCACCATGTCCATCACCCTCGCCACCGGGACCCAGCTGTCCATTGCGTCCACCTACGGCTCCGCTGTCAACATGACGGCTCTGACCAATGCTGCCGAAGCGGTCGCCACCCTGGCGGCTGGCCATGGCGTGGTGGTCGGTGACTTCCTGGAGGTTACCTCCGGCTGGGACTTGCTCAACAGCCGCATCGTGCGCGTCAAGACGGTGGCAACCAACGACATCACGTTCGAGGGCGTCAACACCACAAACACCACCAACTACCCCGCAGGAACCGGCACCGGCACTATCCGCCGCATCACCGCCTGGACCACCATCAGCCAGGTCAAGGACTTTGACACCGGTGGTGGCGACCTCAATTTCGCCGACATCACCACCATCACCGACCGCACGCAAAAGCAGGTCCCCACCACCCGCAGCGCCCAGACCCTGAGCATGACGGTGTACGACGATGCAGCGCTGGCCGGCCAGATTGCGGTACAGGCCGCGTCCGATCTGAGTACCCCGGCGGCCTTCCGCATCGTGTTCCCCAACGGTTCTCGCATGGTCATCAATGGCTACTGGAGCATCGGCTCCGCGCCCAAGGTGTCCGTCAACGAAGCGCTCACCAACAACATCACCTTCTCGGCCGTTGCCCTGGCCACCCGCTACGCCAACTGATTGACATGGACCTGGCAGACCTCAAGCGCCGCGCGCTCGCGGCACGCGAATTCCAGAAGGCCGTGGGGCCACAGGAGTCGCTGCGCCAGTTCACGCTGCGTGTCCCCACGCCACACGAAGTCAAGGTCGCGGCCAGCCGCGCCGGTTTGTCTGCGGTGGTGGAAGACCAGGCGGCCCACGTGCTGCTGCAGCGGGCGCTACTGGTCCCGGCGGTCGTTGCATGGAGCGGCGTGACGGTGGGTGATGTGCTTGCGGATGCTGAGCCGGGCACCGACGCGCTGGAGCTGGAAGCGGGCGCCGTCGAGTTGGTGCTCGATGCCCATCCTGACTGGGAACAAGAGTTGGTGTCCGAGCTGTACCAGCGCATGGCCCAGCGCCGTGAGCAAAAGGATACAGCCGCAAAAAACTGATCGCGCTGCTCGGGTTTGAGAAAGCCCGGGCAGAACGGCAAAAACTGGAGGAGCAGGGACTTGGAGACCTCATTGCAGCACCGCCGCAGCTCGATGCACTTGGCGAGCAGGCCCGCCACTGCTGGGCGTTCTGTGGCGGTTGGTTTCCCGAGCGCTGGGCGGTCTATGGCTCCCTGTTCGAAGTGGACGACTGGCACATGCTCATCGACCTGATGCTGGAGATACGCGCCAATGTCTGACATCAAGATCGTCGTCGGTGCCGTAGACAACGCCAGCCGGGTGTTGTCTTCCGTGCGCAGCAGCCTCGCCGATGTGCAGGCCACATCTGAGCGCCTGACCAACGTGCTCGGCACCTTGGGGGTATCCCTCTCGGCCGGCGCTGCCGTGGCGTGGATCCGCAATATCAACAACGGCGTCGATGCCCTCAATGACCTCAAGGACGCCACTGGCGCCAGTATTGAGAACATCAGCGGCCTGGAAGACGTGGCCGCCCGCACCGGAACCAGCTTCGACACCGTGGGCGCAGCGCTCACCAAGTTCAACAAGGTGCTCAACGACGCCAAGCCTGGCAGCGAGGCTGAGGCATCCCTGAAGGCCCTGGGCCTGAGCGCCAAGGAACTCAAGGCCATCGACCCGGCCGAGGCGCTGCTCAAGTACGCCCAGGCCATCAACGGCTTTGCCGACGACGGCAACAAAGCCCGCCTAGTGCAAGAGCAGCTCGGCAAGAGCTACCGCGAGTTGGCACCATTCCTGAAAGACCTGGCAGAAGCTGGAAAACTCAACGCCAAGGTCACCACCGAGCAGGCCGAGGAGGCAGAGCGCTTCAACAGGCAGCTCTTCGAGCTCGAGAAAAACGCCAAGGACGCCAGCCGCGCCCTGGTGAGCGACCTGGTCATTGGGCTCAACAATGCCGCCAAGGCCATGCGCGAAAACGGCAGTGTCATTGAGTGGTTCCGCACCCTGCTGACCGGTGACGACCAGCACAAGAACAATGTCAAGCTCACCGAGCAGACAAACGAACTCCTGCAGCTGGAGCGCGACATCAGCGAACTGCGCGCCTCTGGAACCGCCCTCGATGCCGCTTCGGCCCGCAAAAAGGAAGAGCGCCTCAAGGTTCTGCAGGGCGAAATCAAAACCACCATGGCCTATCGGCAGCTGCTGGCAGAGGGCGCCGCTGCCAAAGTCGAGCCACCCAAGCCCGGCGTCACGCCGCCGCCAGTAAAGACCAAAGGAAAAAGTGAGGTCGACAAAGAGCAGGACGCCATAGACAGATACATCAAGTCGCTGACAAATGAGCTTGAGACTGCACAGAAGTTGACTGAGGAGCAAAAGGCACTCAATTTCTTGAAGACACTGGGTGCTGCAGGTGAGCTGGAAAAGAACCGCGAGTCAGTTTTACTGAAGGCTCGCCAAGTTGACGGAATCCGATCTGAAGCCGAAGCTCAGCGCATCCTGGAGGAAGCGCGCAAGCCTCACGCCAAATACCTTGCCGACCTGGCGCAAGAGCAGCTGTCGCTCGAAGAGACCACAGCCAAGATGCGCGAGCATGTGGAAGAGATTGGCCTGACAAAAGAGCAGCTCGATGCGCTGCATTTGACGCGCATGGACAACCTCATCGCCACCGAAAAGCAGAACCTTGCGGATCTGGTGGCCCGTAATGGCGACTCCATCGCAATTGCCTTGCTGCAGCAAAAAATTGAGCTGCTCAAGGAGCAGCGGGCGCTCACCGCCCAAGGCCAGGTCAAACAGGCCCAGGCCGATTCCAAGGCCGAACAGGACAAGGCCAGCAAAGAGTTTGCCGACACCCTGCGCAACGACCTCAAGGGGGCGTTTTCTGCCGCGTTCCGCGACTCCAAAGACCCCCTCAAGGCCTTTGGCGATGCCTTGGAAAACATCATCTACACCCGCGCTGCAACGGCGCTGTCCGAGGCCCTCATGGAGTACCTGGCGCAGATGGCTGCTTCATCCGCCGCATCTTCTTCCGGCTCTGGTGGTGACTTGATCGGCACGCTGATGAGCTGGCTCCCCAGCTTCGACGGTGGCGGGTCCACCGGCAGCGGATCCCGCAGTGGTGGCATTGACGGCAAGGGCGGTTTCCTGAGTCTGCTGCACCCCAACGAGACAGTGCTCGACCACACCCGCGGCCAAGGTGCTGGTGGTGCTGTATCGGTGGTGCAGAACATCACCATCGATTCGCGCTCCGACCAGGCCAGCATCCTGGCTGCCATGGAAATGGCCAAAAACGCTGCCATCCGTGCCATCGCCGACAGCCGTGCCCGGGGAGGTGCCTTCGCATGAGCACCCTGACCTGGCCCACCCTGAGCCGTAGTGCGCCGCCTGAGTTGGTGTGGGGTCTGCGCAGCAACACCCAGACTTTTGAGTCCCCGTTGTCTGGTGCCGTACAGACGCTGGAGATGCCGGGTGCACGCTGGGTGGTGAGCTTTTCCATGCCCTCGCTCAACTCTGCCGATGCCGCCACACTGCGTGCCTTCCTGGTGCGCCTGCGGGGTGAGGCGGGGCGCTTCTACCTGCATAACATGGCCCAGGCCCGCCCGCGTGGCGTGGCCACTGGCACTCCGCTGGTCAATGGCGCTGGGCAGACGGGCACGAGCCTGGCCACCGACGGCTGGACGCCTTCCCAGGCCGGAATCCTCAAGGCCGGTGACTTCATCGGCGTGGGTGGCGAGCTCAAGATGGTGGTGCAAGACTGCGACAGCGATGCCACGGGCGCCGCCACCATCGTCTTCGAGCCGCCGCTGCGCGCCAGCCCGGCCGACAACGCGGCGTTGGTGACCAACAAGCCGACCGCCATCTTCAAGCTCGACGAGTCGCGAAGCGCCTGGACCACCAACGCGCCTGGGCTCGACAGCTTTTCCATCGCCGCCACGGAGGTCTGGTAATGGCCGGGCGCAGCCTCTCCACCGCCGTATCGACCGCCCTGGGCCAGGGTCAGGTGCGTGCGGTCGTGTTTGCCGAGCTGGACTTCCCCGGCGGCTTCCTGCGGGTGAACAACAGCGCCCAGAGCATGACCTGGAATGGGGCGACATGGTTGGGCCTCGGCCGCATGGGGTCCATCGACGCCGTGGAGGAGGGCATGACCCTGCAGGCGCGCGGCCTGCGCTTTTCCATCAGCGGCGTTGCGGCTGAGCACGTCTCCATCGCCCTGGGGCAGCAGTACCAGGGCCGGGCCTGCCGGGTGTGGTTTGCACCGCTCGACGAGGCCTATGGCG